AGTCTAGATAATGACGGTGTTGAGAATCTGTTCAAGATTATTCATACTCTTGGTGAAGATACCAATGTATTCGTCATTTCTCATAAGGGCGAGATTCTTGATGGGCGTTTTAAGTCTAAGATGGAATTTTATAAAGATAAAAACTTTAGTAAAATGCGTTGAGAAAGTTCTTGACATTTAAGTTTATATCAGGTATAAGTAAGATATACGTTGTGAATGAGAAAGTTTGACATGAAATACAGTGAAGATCGAATCCTAAAAGAACTTGAAGAGTACGTTGCCAACACCTACAAAGGGCACTACTCTAAGCAAAATTTCCAAGCAACTGAGTTTATCATTGACTCTGGTCATGGGATGGGTTTCTGTATCGGAAACATCCTAAAGTATGCCCAGCGTTATGGTAAGAAGAATGGTCGTAATCGTGACGACCTAATGAAAATCGCACACTATGCGATTATGGCAATTCATGTGCATGATTTAGAAGAGGAAGAATTTAGCAATGCAGAATGATACCATGGAAGTTATCCGTAACTTCGGAACGATTAACCAAAACCTTGTGTTCAAACAGGGGAACGTTCTGCGCACTGTAGCAGATGCTAAGAACGTCCTCGCCAAGGCAACTCTCGAAGAAGAGTTTCCGCAAGATTTTGGGATTTATGATGTAAATGAATTTATGGGCGCATTTAGTCTCATTGAAGATGGTGAAGTATCTTACTATGATAGTCATATGAACATCTCCAATGGCAAATCTTCCATTAATTATTATTACTCAGATACTGAAATGCTCACGAATCCTCCTGAGAAGGATTTGAACATGCCAGAGTGTGAGGTAAAGTTTACCCTTACTCAAGATATTCTGGGTCAGCTACGCAAAGCTTCTTCTACACTGGGACATAAAAACCTAGTGATTAGTAGTGGTGTAACTGATCTGGTCACCCTATCAATTGTTGATATGAAAAACTCAACTTCTAATGCCTTTACAATTGAAGTTGAAGGCACATTCGATGATGCGCATGCGAATGCGCCACGTTTGAGTATTAACATTGATAACCTGAAACTTCTTCCTGGCGATTATAATGTAGAAGTTTCATCTAAACTGATCAGTAAGTTTACAAATACTAGTAGAGATATTGTCTACTGGATTGCTCTCGAGAAAAACTAAAGGATATATGAATAATGAATGAAGCACAATTTCTAGAACTTGGTGCAAAAGTCGCTCGATCTTCGATTGCGATTATTGATGCGATCTCTCAGCGTGGCGCCTTTAAAGGCGAAGAACTTTCTACTGTTGGTCAACTCCGTGACCAGTGTGTACAACTTGTACAGCAAGTAGAAGAACGTCAACAAGAAATGGATGAAGAGGATGATGAGTAATGGCTGATGAAGAACGTGGCACTTACACCGAATACACTCTTCAAATGCGTCGATATGAAGATTATGATAATGTGAGTGATGTTTCGCATACCTTTCGATCAGATGATGATGACTTGAATGAAATTCTTGAACATGCATCTTACTTTCTTCAAGGATGTTCCTTTACATATGTTAAAGGATTGACTGCTGAAAAAGAAAGCACTTAATAATAGAATGGGAGCTTGACTCCCATTTCTTTTTCCTATATAATGATTTCCTAACTTGAGTAAGGAACTGTGATGAGCGATTTTCTTTGGGTAGAATCTTACCGACCTAAAAAGGTTGATGACTGTATTCTACCAGAATCTCTTAAAAATACTTTTAATCAAATTGTAAAATCTGGTGAAATGCCTAATATGCTATTTACTGGTACTGCTGGTCTGGGTAAGACTACTGTAGCAAAGGCATTGTGTAATGAACTAGAACTTGACTGGATCCTAATTAACGGTAGTGAAGAGGGGAACATCGACACTCTCCGCACTAAAATTAAACAGTTCGCATCAACTGTATCTCTTCAAGGCGGATATAAGGTGGTCATTCTTGATGAGGCAGATTATCTGAATGCTCAATCGTTTCAACCTGCTCTGCGTGGATTTATTGAAGAGTTTGCAAACAACTGTCGATTTATCTTGACTTGTAACTTTAAGAATCGTATTATTGAGCCACTACATTCTCGATGTGGTGTATATGAGTTTAATACAAATAAGAAGTCTATGGCTGAACTGTCAATGCAGTTTATGAAACGCCTGACTTGGATTTTAGAAAAGGAAGATATTGATTATGATAAAAAAGTTTTGGCAGAACTTATTATTCGGTTTGCGCCTGATTGGCGAAGAGTTATTAATGAGTGTCAGAGATATTCTCTTAGTGGTACTATTGATTCCGGCATTCTTAGTCTCCTTTCTAACAGTTCTGTTAACGACCTTATCGGGTATCTCAAAGGCAAAGACTTCAAGAAAATGAGGTCTTGGGTAAGCAACAATATAGATACAGATACCTCTGGGATTTTCCGGAGCATTTATGATACGATGACTGACACTATTCAACCCAATAGTATTCCTCGTGCTGTTCTAATCCTTGCTGATTATCAGTATAAGAATGCCTTTGTGGCTGATCATGAACTTAATGTTGTTGCTTGTCTAACAGAACTAATGGCTGAGGTAGAATGGAAATGAAACAACAATTAACAATTTATACTCAACCTGATTGTATGTACTGTGATATGATGAAGTCTAAACTTGATAATTGGGGTTACAAATATATTGTAAAAAATATTCATGAAGACGCTGTGGCAAAATCTTTTGTAAAGGCAGAAGGACATAGAACTGTCCCACAACTTTACTATGGTAGGGCTCATATCAATCCTAATATCAACACCGAGGAATACACTCAAAGTATTCTAGAAGAGTATATCGGTCACTTGGATTCTGCGTTATGAAAGTAGGATTTACCTGTAGCACTTTTGATCTGCTCCATGCTGGTCATGTAATGATGTTGCGTGAAGCAAAAACTGTTTGCGATTATCTGATCGTTGGGTTACAAACTGATCCAACGATTGATCGCCCAGAAAAGAATGCACCTGTACAAACACTCGTTGAGAGATATATTCAACTTTCAGGGATTGAGTATGTTGATGAGATTATTCCATATCAAACTGAACAGGATCTTGAAGATATTTTAAATATGTTTGCGATTGATGTACGTATCCTCGGCGAGGAATATAAAGACGGTAAGTTTACAGGACGTGCGATTTGCGCTAAACGTGGAATTGAGTTATACTATAATAAACGTGATCATCGTTTTTCATCATCTGATTTAAGGAAAAGAGTTGCCCATGAGCAATCCATTCGAGTTCGTCAAGGCGATCAATAATAAACAAAACATCATGCGTGATGATTTGGACGAGAAGGCATATAATTCCTTTATGGTTAATCATGCCTTTTCATATTTTCCAGATACAGTTCTTCTCGCTAATGAAATGAATGTGTACCATAATATTGATTCTAAACTCAAATTCGACTTTCTTATAAATACAATAAGAAAGAATCCGAAGCGGTTTACTAAATGGAATAAATCGCAGAAAGATGATGGTTTTGAGGCGGTGAAAGAATATTATGGGTATAGCAATGAGAAAACTCGTTCTGCTCTTTCACTACTTTCTACTGAAGAAATAAACATAATTAAAAAGAAGGTAGATCATGGCGGAAGAAAGAGAAGTAAATCTGGTTGAATGGTCGCCCAGCGACATGTTAGAAGTGACGCTGAATGAACCAGATGATTTCCTAAAAGTAAAAGAGACATTAACTCGTATCGGTATTGCTTCTCGCAAAGATAAGAAGTTGTATCAGTCCTGTCATATTTTACATAAACAGGGACGATATTTTATTACCCACTTTAAAGAGTTGTTTCTCTTAGATGGTAATAAGTCAACTTTAGAGGTAACAGATTTACAAAGACGTAACACGATTGCGACTCTTTTATCAGATTGGGGTCTGGTAACAATTGTAAATACTGAATCCGCCAAAGATGTCGCTCCTCTTCGCCAGATTAAAGTTTTACCTTTTAAAGAAAAGAATGATTGGGAACTTTGCCCCAAGTATAATATTGGGAAATAGTGTTTTCTAATTAAAGCTTGACTTTTCTCCTATGATAGCGTATAAATAATTTTGTAGATGCGAATAATCGGTCTACTTTCTCGCTAATCATAGGAGATTTCAGATGACTAATAATCAAAAGTACGCTCGTTTTCCTCGATCCGCATTTGTAGGGTTTGATCATATTTTCAAAGAACTTGAAGACATGACCAAACACGCTGCTGATCATTATCCTCCGCACAATATTATTAAAGATGAAGATATGAAGTATCGTATCGAAGTCGCAACTGCGGGTTTTAAGGAAGAAGAGTTATCGGTAGAACTAAAAGATGGTATCCTTGAAGTGAACGGTGACCACACACCAAGAGGTCTAGAGTTCATTCACAAAGGCATCTCCACCCGTAAGTTTCATCGGTCTTTTAGACTGTCTGAATATACACAAGTTACAGGAGCTTCTCTGGAGAACGGTATTCTAGCAATTCATTTAGAAGTCGTTCTGCCCGAAGAGAAGAAGCCTCGCAAAATCGAAATCAATAATCGCAGCGAGGTAACAACAAATGCTGAACTTCTTACGGAAAGCCGGTAAAGGTCTAATCGAAGCACGAATGCACCACGCCTACTATGGCGTAGCAAACTACATCCAACGTGAATATAACACTGGTGTTCCCACTGGTGAATTAGTTGATATGTTAAAGAAGGATGGATACGATGCAGTCATTCGCAAAGTCGGTTAAGAATTATATCGCAAATGCAATCAAGAGAGCAGCTATGACTGATGAAGAAAGGTATCTTTCTGACTCGGTTGATCTTGTCGATCTTGAGCAACGGCAGAAAGTAATCGCATATGGTCAAGCACCATATCAGATTAACGGCAGACACTGGTTAGACGCTAAGTCTTATCAGTAATTGAAGAGGGTGGCTTCGGTCACCCTTTTTCTATTGACAAATTGCACAATATACAGTATAATTATCTTTCAAACTTTGAAAGGGTGACGATGCAGTTTTATACATCAGTCAATCGTCTTGGAAATAATATCCTTGTTCGTGGATATAAAGACGGTATTAAAATACAAGAACGCATTAAGTTCAAACCAACATATTATGTTCCAACAAAAGAAAAAACTAATTGGAAATCTTTAAATGGACAACCAGTCGCACCAGTCACCTTCAACTCTGGCAGGGAAGCGAGAGAGTTCCTTGACCGATATAAAGGAGTGGATAATTTTGAGGTGGTGGGCAATACAAATCATGTTGCTCAGTGGGTTTATGATGTTTATCCTAACCAAATTAAATTTGACCGTGAAGTTATCAACACGACCACAATCGACATTGAGGTGGCTTCCGACGACGGATTCCCTGAGCCAGATACTGCCGATCATCCTGTCATTACAATCACTGCTAAGAATAATATTGATAATCTGTATCACGTTTGGGGTATGGGCGATTATACGGCAGAGTCAACAAATATCAAATACTATCAATGCGATGACGAATATGAATTACTTTTATCTTTCATTGCTTTCTGGAGTAATCCTTCTAACTGCCCTGATGTAATTACCGGATGGAATACTACATTCTTTGATGTTCCATATCTTGTAAATCGTATCACTAAAGTTCTTGGAGAAGATAAGGCAAAGAAACTTTCTCCCTGGGAACATATTCGTGAACGTAAGGTTCAAAAGAATAATCGTGAACTGCTTGCTTATGAGTTATCTGGCATTCAGCAGTTAGATTACCTCGACCTCTTTCAGAAGTTTGGTTACACTTATGGCACGCAAGAGTCATATAAACTTGACCATATTGCGCATGTTGTTCTTGGTGAAAAGAAACTATCCTATGATGAATATGGTTCGCTTCATTCCCTGTATAAACATGACTTTCAAAAGTTCGTAGATTATAACATTAAAGACGTTGAACTTGTTGATCGCCTCGAAGATAAACTTGGTCTGATTACGCTTGCTATGACTATGGCATATAAAGCAGGTTGTAACTTTGTAGATACCTTTGGTACGACTGGTATCTGGGAAACGATTATCTATCGAGACCTGATGTCTCGCAAGATTGTTCCGCCTCTTAAGAAAAATAAAGATAAGCAGAAATATCCTGGCGCATATGTAAAAGAACCTACTCCTAACATGTATGAGTGGGTGGTATCTTTTGACCTCGCATCACTGTATCCTAATATTATTGTACAGTGGAATATGTCGACTGAAACTATATCTAACAGTTTTAATTCCAATGTTTCGGTTGAATCTTGCCTGAATCAACTTCCAATACAAAATAAACCGAATGAAACTGTCGCTGCCAATGGTGTGACTTTCCGTACTGATGAAGTTGGGATCCTACCTCGTATTGTAAAAGATTATTATGTTGAGCGTAAAGTGATTAAGAAAGGTATGCTCGATGCTAAACAGCGGCAACAAAAAGAGGGTAACTCTTATGAGATCGAGAAAGAAATTGAACATCTAGAAAATCAACAGATGGCAATTAAGATTCTACTTAACTCTCTTTATGGTGCGCTTGGCAACAAATACTTTAACTATTTTGATCAGCGCATCGCCGAGGCAATTACCTATAGTGGTCAGCTGTGTATTCTCTGGGCTGAACGTGCTATGAATGCTGCGATGTCTGAAGCATGTGAGATTGAAGATGATTATGTAATTGCGATTGATACTGACTCACTCTATGTCAATATGAAACCATTGATTGATAAGTTTCAACCCAAGAACCCTATCAACTTCCTATCTGAGCTGGGCGAAAAGCATTTCCAGCCTATCCTTGCGAAAGAATATGCTAAACTCCATGAGTATATGAATTGTAAAGAAAATCGCATGGACATGGAACGTGAGGTAATCGCTGACCGTGGAGTCTGGACTGCCAAGAAGCGATACATTCTAAACGTGCTGGACAATGAAGGGGTGCGCTATACTGAACCCAAGATGAAGATCATGGGCATTGAAGCTATCAAGTCATCCACTCCACAGGTTGTGCGGGATAAATTCAAGGAAGCCTTTAAGATTATTATGGAGGGCGATGAAGAACGCACTCAAAAGTTTATTGCTGACTTCCGTGAGGAATTTAAATCTTTGCCTCCGGAGGATGTATCATTTCCCCGTGGTGTTTCTAATATTACTGGATGGATTGACCGCAAGACTGTATATAAAAAGGGTTGCCCCATTCATGTAAGAGGTTCCATCCTTTATAACAATATGCTCAAAGACCTAAACCTTTCTAAAAAGTATGAAGATATTAAAAATGGAGAAAAGATAAAGTTTACATATTTAAGCTTGCCTAATCCTCTAAAAGAGAATATTATATCTTACCCTCAAGTTTTGCCTCAGGAGTTTAAATTGCATCGGCATGTAGATTATGATAAACAGTTTGAAAAAACTTTCGTTGAACCGCTGCGAGTGATTCTCGATGCTGTTGGTTGGGAGGTTGAGAAGACTGTTTCAATTGAGGACTTTTTTACATGAGGAGTTACAAAACTCCACTTCGGTATCCTGGCGGAAAATCCCGTGCTGTAGATTATCTGTTCTCGGATAAAAATTTGCCAACAGATATTCAAGAATATCGTGATCCATTCCTTGGGGGTGGTAGTCCTGCGATTGCCTTTACTAAAAAGTTTCCAGATATTCCTGTTTGGGTAAATGACAAATATACTAATCTATATTATTTTTGGATTACTCTTCGAGATAATGCGCAGGAGCTTTATGATATAATTGTAAGTAAGCGTGCTGAATATGATACAGATGAAAAAGCGAAAGAACTATTTTTAAAACTGCGTGATGATATTTTAGAACAGACTGATCCTTTTGAAATTGCTTGGAGATTTTATATTATTAACAAATGTTCTTTTTCTGGTCTGACTTTAAACTCTGGATTTTCTAAATCAGCATCAGTTAAAAATTGGACATATCAGAATATTAAGTCTTTGAAGGTTTATAGCAATCTAATACAGAACTGGAAGATTACAAACACAGATTATACTGAACTCTTAACGGATAATAAAAATGCTTTCGTGTTCCTTGATCCACCTTATGATCTAAAAACTGATTACACTTTAAGTGGTGGTGATGGTGAAATTTTGTATGGGCATAAAGGTGATATGCACAAAGGTTTTAATCATGTGGAGTTTTCAGAAAATCTAAATAAACACAAATCTATGATGATGGTTACATATAATTCTAATGAGAATATTCGTAAACTGTTTGATGGATGGAGACAAATTGAATGGGATCTTTCATATACGATGGTAACATCCAGTAAAGAATATATGACTGATCAAAAATCTCGCAAAGAACTTCTTTGTTTAAACTATGAACAATATAATCCACTAGGAGAATTTTATGACTAACTTTCGTAAAGTAATTGAATTTATGGAGACTTATGGTCAGGAGGTTAAAACTACTCCAGAGTTTCCTGATGCCACAACTACACATTTGCGTGTAGATTTGATTCAAGAAGAATTAGATGAATTAAAAGAGGGTATCGTAAATAATGACTTGGTAGAAGTTGCTGATGCTTTAACTGATTTGCTTTACGTTGTGTATGGTGCTGGAGCAGCATTCGGATTAGAGCTTGACAATTGCTTCAAAGAAGTTCATAATAGTAACATGTCTAAACTCGGGGAAGATGGTAAACCTATTTACCGTGACGATGGTAAAGTGATGAAAGGTCCCAACTTCCGTGAACCAGATCTGAAAGGTATTATCGAAAATGGACTATGATATTCAAGAAGTCGATGGTGTAAAGGTTTATACTGCATCTAAATGGTTAGAGTGTGAGGATAAGCTGGGTAAGTTTATGGAAGATGAGGATTATGATCTCCTCGTTGAACATGATGCTGACTTTTATGCCCCAACTCCTTATGGTCAAGAAAACAGTGAAGAAAATATTATTTTTAAATATCGCCGAGGTATTTTCACCGAGGAAGAGCAAATCTCTGCATATGACGCTCTGAGGGACGCTGCGACCGAGTCTCAGAACCGTGGTATCGCTGCTGGTCCACGTGGTGAAATGCTCGATACTAAGGGACGTGGCGGTCGTGAATGGGTTACTCCATATCAGGAAGCAGTTCTTGAATGGATGATTAATGCCCAGACTTCACTGTTTGGTGAAACTACGATTGAAGATATTCGTGCCAAGTACAGTAATCCTAAAAACGATGAGGAAACTCGTGGTCGTGTTTGGTTGCGTTCTGAGGTCACTAAAGAGTATCCTGATTACTTTGGTTGGTTTGATAAGTGGGCTGATGCTCAGCT